TACCTTTACCACTCAGAGCAAAAGCTCTTGATGCATTACTTGGAGAAGGTGGATTACCGGCAAAATATGTTGCACCGATGATACATAGATATTTGTTTAAACAGGTTCGTAGTCGGTTTGCATTAGTCGATAAACCAGAATGGGAGATTGCTACATTCTTACCGACTGCAGACTTTAGAGGCGCAACAAAAACGACGGTGTATAGAGATTCAAGGAGTAAGATGTAATGGCTAGCATCGATGAATTAAAAGCAATTGCATCAGTCAAGCTCGGCTTTGCACGTCCTAATAATTTTTTAGTTACACTACCAGATCTTGGTGGTACTAGTGCAAGAGAATTAAACGTTTTATGTAGAGGTGTTTCATTACCAGGAAAGCAAGTTCTAACACTTGATCGTCGTATTGGTATGGAATTTCAAAAGGTTGCATATGGTTATGCAGTTGATGATATAAACATGACATTCTATTGTATGAATGATTACGGTGTAAAGAAATATTTTGATGCATGGAGAAAACTAACGGTTGGTGAAGAAATTGGTGAATTAAAATATAAGAGTGAATATGCAAAGACGGTTACTATTCATCAATTGAGAAAGCCACTAATCGGTTTATCAAAAGCTCTTGGTCCTCTAAGAGCAAATATTGGTATTGGTGGCGGTAGTGTTTACTCTGTAGAATTAAGAGAAGCATTCCCTACAACAATGAGTGCTATTGAATTAAATAACGAATTAGATGGACTGGTTGAACTAAGTATTCAAATGTCCTATACAAACTGGTATCAGGCAGATGCACAACAAAACTTCCTGAACGCCAGTCTTTCATCGCCAGTAGGCAGTATTGATTTAATATAAGGAAGTGAAATGGCTAAGAAGAGACAAAGAGCAAAGCAAGTATCAAAAGGGATCACACATCAGAGACCTTGTCCACTTGCAAAAGCAAGACGTAGAGAATGGAACGGATCAGATGCACAGCATTATGCAAAACTACAAGCATTTTTAGCTGGTAAAAATGTAATGCTGACTATTCCGAATCCGGATAAGAATAATACGAAAGAAAGATTTATTCGTGTAAATGCAAAAGAAGTTTGGAGAAATGCGTGATGGCACTGCCACAATTAAATAATGATGCTCCTCGGTATGAGTTGACTATTCCTTCTACAGGCAATACAATAAAGTATAGACCGTTTTTAGTAAAGGAACAGAAAAATCTACTTATTGCGCTAGAATCAAAAGATCCTAAAAATATTTTAAATTCTGTTTTGTTATGTATTGAATCGTGTGCAGAGGATGTAAATTCATCTAAGCTATCAACATTTGACGTCGACTATGTGTTTACACAAATCAGAGGAAAATCAGTAGGAGAAACCTCTAGCGTTGTAGTAACATGTGATAAATGTAATGATGAACAAGTTGTCAATATTAATTTAGATGATATTAATATTAATATGCTAGATCTAGAAAATAATGTTGTAGAAATTACACCAGATATTAGTATTAAAATGAAATATCCTACATATGATGATATGATGAATAATGAAATTTTATTTGAATCAGAATCAAAAACAACAGAAATTTTATTTGAAACAATTATTACATGTATCGACTCAGTATTAACTAAAGAAGATAATATTATTTTTAAAGATGAGCCAAGGGAAGAAAAAGAAAGATTTATTAATTCTTTAACAAATGAACAACTAGAAAAAATGTCTTTGTTTATTGACTCTATACCTTCTTTAACACATAATGTAGATCACACGTGTGTTAAGTGCGGTCATCAAAATACAACAACCTTACAAGGAATTCAGGATTTTTTTTAGTCTCCCTCGCTCATGAGTCATTAGAGAATTACTATAGAACTAATTTTACTATGATGCAACATTTTAATTATTCGTTGCAAGATCTTGAAAATATGATGCCATGGGAGAGGGATATTTACATTATATTACTTAATGACCATATTCAAGAGCAAAACGAAAGACTTGCACAACGATGACAACTTTAGCTGAACTTAATTCTACTCTAGAAAGAGTCGAAAATAATACCGGTACTACTGCTCGTACTTTAGATCGCTTTATCTCCTTTATGGAAATGAAACGCGGAGATGATTTAGAAGACCGCAGAGAAAGAAAAGCTGAAAAATCTAGTAAAGCGGTAAGTGTTGGAACTAGTTCTTCTACAAAATCTGATTCCGGCTTTTTTAAAAATTTACAAGCACGAGATTTATTAACGCCCGGTGTGTTGGCTGCAAGTTTTGCGCCAAAATTAGCAAAGGGAATTATAACACGTGGATTGCCGGCAGCACTAGCTACAGCATTTGCTGACGATATCGGTAACTGGGTTAATAGTCAAACCGGTTCAGCAGAACTTGGTTCAGCAGCAGAACGTGCAACACTTGGCGGCACATTTGGATTACTTCTTGGTAAAAAGTTTGGATTAATTGGTGCTGCAGTAGGTGCACTTGCTACAGAAGAAAATAAAGCTGCCGCAACTGAACTCGGTCAAGCTCTTATTAATAAAGCAGGAGATGCAAAAACTGCTATTCAAGAATGGGCAAATAGTGAAAATGCAGAAAAGATTGCCGAAAAATTTGGTGGAATAGGACAAAGCATTCGTGAGTATGCAACTAACTTACCTACTGCAGGAAAAATTTTAACAGGATTACAAACTAAAGTTGGTGAAGGAATTACTGGATTAACAGGATTTATCAATGGCGGATTTGATGATGAAACTTTCCAAAATAATTGGGTAGAGGCAGCTGGTACACTCGCAACATTCGCATTCTTCTTAGGGCCCGGTAAATTCATAAGAATGATTAAATTTCTTGCGGGATTTAAAAAGCTAGCAGCTGGTGCAGCACTTTATGGTGCTTATAAATTATTTACCGGAGAAATGACAGACGATGATCTAACAACTGATGAAATAGTAGGCGCTGCCGGGATGACGGCAGCTCTTGGGTATGGAGGAGTCAAAGCTACTCAGGCTTTGCGTGGAAGACGAAATGGAGGTACACCTCCACCAAAAGCACCTAGCTCAAATATTTTAGGTAAAATAAACGGTAAAGATGTTGTTAGATCTAGCGCAGGAAATTTAGCATATGCCGGTGCTGATGGTAAAGCAACAACTAATCTCTTATCTAAGGCAGATGCGGAAAAATTTGCAGGAAAAGGAAATTGGTGGAATAAGTTTCCTAAACTTAAAGCTTTAAGAATGATTCCTGGTGCCGGATTATTGTTTGCTGCAATGGACAGTGTTAATGCTGGTAGTATTATGTTAGATGAATCAACCAGTGATAAGCAAAAGGCTGATGCAATTGGGAGCTTAGTTGGAGGTGTATTAGGAGGAATTGGATTTGCACAATTAGGTGCAGTATTAGGCACCGCAGCCGGCACAATGGGTTTTCCAGGATTAGGAAGTTTAATCGGAGGATTTGGTGGTACAGCTGCAATGGGCACAATTGGATATTTTGCTGGAGATTGGCTAGGTTCAAAAATAATGAATTACTTAATGGATACTTCAAATGCTCAAGCATCTTCTAATTCTGCTGTTATGACACCAGAAATGTCTAAATTATTTAGTGGAGCAGGTACTTCTGCATATACAGCACAAAATAGTATATCTAGACCAAATGTAACAAGTGGAGTTGCTGAAGGAACATATACTATGACCGCACAGCAACAAGCAATGGCTTATAGATCTGCTAGCGGTAATAACGTCGGCCAAATTGGTGATAACACCACAAATAATGTTTCTAATAGCCAACCTATAATGCTAAACAGTGGCGTTGTTTTTGATCCTAACGATATGGTACTACAATAAGTAAAGGGGACCGAAGTCCCCCTTACCGTCTCTAGTCATTGTGTTACTCTCAACTTTTATCCGAGTCTTACTCAGCGATCAGGCCACATGGGTTGAGCTACCTAATTTGTTAGTCCGCATTTGCAAGCTTTGCAAAGTAGGACATGGTATCATCTTCATCAGTAGATGGCATTTGCTCAGCTGTCATAGGCTGCTGTGATGGTGCCGGTTGTACTGGCGCCGATGGTGCCGGAGCAGTCTCATTCATCATTGCTTCATGACGCATAGTAGGTGCACCTGCCTGAGCTTCTTCACCAAGAACACGAGCTAGCTTTGCTTTGAGTTCGTCGTAGGTTTTGTAGTTCTTTG